GCACCTAATCGTAGAGAACTGGATGCAATTAAAACAGGTTTCAACGAACTTTTGAATAAAGAATACATAAAAATAGTTTATAGCTGCAATAAAACGGATCATATTATTGATTTATCAAAGTTGTACTTTAATGGTGATGAATATTTCGCAAATATTACTTCTGACGAAATGCATAAAATCATGAATATCAAAGGTCAATATGATAAATATAAAATGCTTAGATATTTTTGTTGTCAAATTGGTTCATTTAATAGAAGTGATGATATGTATAAATATAAAGGTAAAATTGGCGGAATGAGTATGGAGCATTTTGAAAAATTGATTCCTATTAATAAATCTACGGTAATTGTATTTAATAAAGTTCTCATGGAAAATGAATTGCTGTTTGTTATTCGGCATAAGGATTTCTTTCAAGGATTTACGTATGATGAGAATAGTACAATTAGGGAAATTCCGAATACTTATAGTAGATGGGACGATCGTAGTTTGGCTATTGAATTTGCCGAAAATATACATGGGTATAAATATCACATTAAAGATAAAAACAAACGCACTGATGTAGCAAATAAAAATCGTTCGTTAGGACAGAAACTTAACAACTACATTTATAATCATGTTGAATACGATGACGCTACGATTTCAGAAATGCGTGAGTACGCAGAAAAGAAAAATACAAGATTAAAAGAAAAATATGAGGATGAGGTATCAAAAGGATATCATCCTGAAGAGCCAGTATATATCGATATGACTGTGTTTGGAGCAGTTGGATAAATGGAGGAAGATGGATAAGTGCTATATAGATTTCCAAATAAAAATGAAAGAGGAGTATGTCGTGTAAAGAACATCCAACTGGTATGGTACGACATGTTAAACGGCGAAGGTGGTTTCGACGAAAACTTTTCAGAGCTATCTCCAGAACAAGAGCGATTGCTTGCTTTTGTTGAGACAGAAGAAGATGAAGGCAATAGAGATCGCAGCAGAGTTTTTGTAAATATGGACGATGGAGATTGTTATGAGTTGATTATGAGAAAAGTTAATAGTAAAAATTGTAATACATTTCACGGAAAATAAGCAATGAAATATGTCTTTTATAATGGAGAATAAGTGATTAAGGAGGTGATGATGTGAATCCAATTTTGATCCTTGGAGCAGTATTAGTCACAGTGATTTTATGGTTCCTGTTGACTTTTCTGTTCCAGCCATTGGGAAAATTCCTGTTTCATATTATAGACGACACATTAGAAGCAATGGAAGAGGAAGACAAACACAAAGAAAAGGAGAAAAAAGAAAAATGAAAAATGGTAAATTAGGCGGAATTGTTTTAGGAGTAGTCTTTGCAGCAGGTTTGATCGTTGGTATCAAATGAATGGAAAGAGTTCTAGCAGGATATGTAGGAGTTGTGTATAATTTCTCAAACGGTATTTCTGATCAGGTTCTGACACAGGGATGGCATTTTGTATCTCCTACGAAAAAAGTAACTACATATTCAATTGGTATTGAGCAGTCTTATCTTACATCTGAAGATAAGGGCGATTCTCCAAAAGATGAAAGTTTTTCAACACCAACATCTGACGGAAAATCTCTTACTGTAAATCTAGAATTTTCCTATAAGTTTGATCCAGATAGAATTACTAAAACATTCACGATGTTCAAGGGACAGTCTGGCGAAACAGTAAAGAACACATTTATCAAACCAAAGATGAGAGCGTGGACACAGGAAGTAACAGCAAAATTCCCTGTAACAGATGTATTTGGCGATAAACGCCAGGAACTCAATGAAGCACTTGATATCTATTTAAAAGAGAAGTTTGAGCCATATGGTATCATTATTGACACAGCGAATTTTACCAATATTGTAACCGATTCTGAAACATCAGCAGCGATTCAAAGAAAAGTAACTGCACAGCAGGAACTTGAACTGGCTAACATTGAAGCGAAGACTGCAAAAGTACAGGCTGATAAGGATAAAGAAGTAGCACTTATTGCTGCAGAACAGGAAAAAGAAAAAGCCACAATTGAAGCCGAACAGAAGAAGATCCAGGCTGAAGGTGAAGCAGAAGCAACAAGGATTAAAGCAGAGGCGGAAGCCGAAGCGAATAAAAAGATTGCAGAATCTCTTACTCCAGAGCTTATCGAAAAGCAGAAGATTGAAAAGTGGAGCGGCGATGTTCCGCAGGTACAGGGAAGTAATACTCCTATCGTAAGTATTGGAGAATAATATTTTGTCATCCGTGGTGTCATAGCTACGGATGACATTTATAAAAAAAAATAAAGGAGAAAATACATATGAAGAAAAAATTAGTAGCAGGAATTCTAATGGCGGCACTTGCGGTATCATGTCTTACGGGATGCGAAGGGTTGAATAGTGAAGTAAACGATCTCAATGGTTCTATAACGGGTAATACATATATGGCTTCGTTCTATACGAATGAAGGTGAAAAATTCATGGATATGACTGGACAGAAAATTGACCTGGATTCCAATATTGTAGAAGAAGAAACGTATTCAGATGGTAGTTATACGAAAAAATTGTCTAGCGTAGTTACGGTTACAATTGATGGTAAGGAAGTGGAGAACTGCGGTACTACAATGATCTTTGCGGAAAAAGGGCTAAATCCTGATGTGGATTTTCAAAGTCCAGAAGTAATTAATAGTAAAACTGATGGTAGTCTTGGAGAGAATGTTATTATTGCAAGCGTTGTCAATAGATTTAAGAATTATTTTGGAAAGGCTCGTGTAGTCGTCATCCAGTCTCAGCTTGGTGATCCGATTTGTGCTTATTCTGGCGATAGCGTATATTACGAGGTATGCGAAGATCTGCCGAAAACGACAAAATTAATGATCGACGGAAAAGCATTATATATTCACAGAGCTAATTTCCAGATTATTGACAAAGAATTATTGAATTGAGGGAGAACATAATATGGATAAATCAGTATTAGTCATGGACACACCTAAAACATGTTTAGACTGTATGTTTTGTTTCGAATTAGATGAAGGAATTGAAGCTTGCTGTTCTGTAACGGCAGATGAGGAAGATGAAAGTTTGTGCAAAGAAATTATCTGTGAAAACGGATACTGTAATAACAAACCAGATTGGTGTCCATTGAAGAAGCTGCCAGAAGAAGAAAACGGAGATGAAGATCTATGTAGCTTCGATCGTGGGTGGACTGCAGGTTTTAACACATGTATTCAAATGATTAGAGGAGAAAATTCTAGAAGGAGTGAAAATATATGAAAAATCGTGACTTTATTAAATATGATGAGCCATATCCCACTATCGGAGAATTAATTAAGGATAAGGATTATGATTATGTATCCTATAGAATCGATTACCCAGGCTGTGATGAAGAGCATGGGACATTTGCTGGATGCTTCGCTGCAGTAGACGGAAGAATTGTTCCGCTGGATAGAGATAGTTATAGTCTCGAAGAAAAAGTTATCGAATCTCAGGAGTGGAATGATCCAGTCGAAGGAATTGAGAATGGGTTTCTGGTAGTGGTTATTGGAGATGCAATCAGAGGATGAGCGAGGTGCCATAAATGTTAAACAAAGAGAAGTATAGGGATGAAATTTTTAAGATTGCGTTAAAACACGGTATAGTTGCTAAAATTGGTGAAAAATTATGTTCTTGCGATGATGTATATGACTGCGAACAATGTGACTTTGATAATATAGGCGAAGATGAGTGTGATTGTGCATTTGAAAGTTGGGCAAATTCTGAGTATATAGAGTTGGAAATTGACTGGACAAAAGTTCCTACAGATACACCGGTGTTGGTAGGAAATGACAAAAATGATCTATGGATTCGAAGATATTTTTGTAAATATTGTAATTTAGCTAATGATTATAAATTCGAAGTTTTTTCTGAAGGTAGAACATCTTGGTCTTCTAAAGGAGACAGTTATTGTTATCCATATTGTAAACTTGCGAGAGAAGAAGACATTGAAAAATACAGAAAGGTATAAAACATGATTAATATTAAAGAAAAAGAATTAAAACCGTGCCCGTTCTGCGGGTGGACTAAATTAAGAATTGGTCAAAAGACAAGATATTCGAAAGTTGCATATTTTGTGATTTGCAATAAGTGTCATGCTAGAGGCGGAACGTGTAGTGTAGATACTTATAGAAAAGAAGAGGAACACGATAAAACAAAATGCGAAGCAATTCGAAAATGGAATGAGAGAATATAATTATGAATCAATTGGAAGAGGCATTGAGAGAGCAAATTGATTATTGTGTAAAGATGGAACATTTCCATAGTGCAGTTTTCTGTTCTACACAGGAGAAAAAAATAATTGTAGAAAAATCATTAGATAAGATTTTAGAAAACATTCCAAAAGAATCACATTTATTTCTTTCTCGGCGTGATAACACATCTGTTTTATTCTTTTCAAATTCAAGTATCCTAAGAGTTTTCAATTTATCCGATCTAAAAACTAATCGAGGATACAAATGCAATGGATGTATCATCGACAAAGAAATGCCACAGGAATTAAAAGAAGTGCTGGTATACGCACGAATAATGCCGAGAACATTTGCTATGGATGGAGAATATAATTACGAAACATGGGATGCTGTCAAAGAAAGGATAAAAGAAGTATGAATGATAATGATTCTTTTGATATCAAACAAGCATGTTATGCAGCGTATCCAATTAAGAGGTGAGTATGGAATTTGAGAGACATTATCATAAGAGTGAGAAATATTATATTGAATATCTAAATGTGTATGGAGCAGTTTATTTTGATTACAATGAGTGTTTCTGTGGTAGACCATGGATTCTTCTGACTGCAAGTAAAGGTGATGATTGGCATAAACCATATACAATTACCGTGACTATTTGCGATCAAGATGATTATGATATTGGACAAATTTACTATTGCAGAGAAGAAAACTTTACACAGGTTCTAAGAGAATTAATTAACTGGATGAATGACTTGGAATATGGATTATGCTTTTATGATGAGTTTATCGAGGATGTTCCAGGATTCTTTCCAGACTGTGGATGCAGAAAAGAATGGAGGTAATTATGAAACCGTATGATGTTGGACTAATTTGTGGAAGGTTCCAGACCTTTCATAAAGGACACGAAAAATTAGTAGATACAGGATTGATGTTATGCGATAGATTGTTGATTCTTATTGGATCAGCGCAGGAATGTGGTACAGAGCGCAATCCGCTTAACATCAATACACGAACAAAGATGTTAAAAGAAATTTATGGTGATAACCCTAATATTATGATTTATGGATTAGCCGATATGACAGATGAAGATGATATCCGCCCTGAATGGGGAAGGTATTTACTGGATAATGTAGATCGATATATTTATAAAAATCCAGAAGTTATGATTTATGGCAATGATGAAAGTCGCAGTCAATGGTTTGACAAGAAAGATTTAACAAATACAACTGAGCTGATTATCAATCGTGCAGAACTTCCTATCTCAGCTACAATGCTGCGTCAGCTTATGGTTGCAGACAGTCGTAAAGAATGGATGAAATGGGTGAATCCTAAATTACATAAAATGTACGACGAGCTTAGAAGAGAATTAATGAGTGTAGATTTTTATAAGGATAAAATTGGACTTTCATAGGAGAAAATATGATTAAAGAATATTGTGATATTTGCGGTAAGGAAACTGTAACAGATAAATACTTTCTTCCAGTTATAAAAGACAGTTATGTAAGAGACAGACATGGTACTCCTATGGTTGCAACAAAAGTAATATCATCTGAAAGAAAAGATGTTTGTAAAAAATGTGCAAGAAAAATATGTTTTCTAATTGATCGTGTTTTACCAATGTTTGATAAAGATATTTCAATAACATTTGAATCATCAGAAGTAGGTAAGTCATATCGCATTGAGTATATAGGAGATAAGCTATGATCAAAATTATTGAAAAAGGAACAAAGCATAAAATACGTTGTAAGGATTGCGGATGTTTATTTTCTTTTGACGATGAAGATGTGAATATTCGTACTGGAATTGGTATATGCGGAATGGAAGTATGTCAGAAACATTATGGAATTATTGTTTGTCCACAATGCGAAAATGAAATTGTGTTGAATAACAATAATTAATATATGAAAGTTTTGTTTCATTAGGAAGGATAAAAAATAAACAATGATTGAAAAAGAAAAAGAACTTAAAGAAAAATACGAAAAATTCATACAAACAAAAGCAGGTAAAGAATGGATAAATCATTGGCAGAAGATAATTGGTTCTGATACTGGCGGAGACTTTGGAGATTATTTATATGATTTCTACCCTGAAATGATTTCTTAGGAGGGGAATATTATGTATCAAAATTGTTGTAAAAAGTGTGGAAGTACATCATTACATACAGAAGCAAAAGGTAATATCAATTTCGAAACAAAGCAAACAAGTCTTTAAACAATTCTACGGGCGTTCGCCCAAATAAATTCATAGAATAGGAAATTTGAATATGGAAATTACAGCAAAGAGTTATTTTAGTGGAGCAGGTGGCATGGATCTCGGTATTGAAGAAGCTGGAATCAACATCTTAGAATCATTTGAGATTGACAAGAAATGCTGTGATACTTTACGAAAAAATTTCAATCACAAGGTCAATGAATCTGATATTACTAAAATAACAGTATTAGATCAGCAGGATGCAGATGTTTATATTGGTACATTCCCATGTACTAAATATTCAACTGCTGCAGATATTAATGGTACACGAACAGGTGATGATCTATTTTTACATTTCTTTCGGCATATTGCATTGGCACAGCCAGAAATGTATGTAGTGGAAAATGTTCCTGGGATGTTGAAGTTTAAAGTTGTTATGGAAGCACTGACAAAACTTCCGGATTATTATGTAAGAATTGAATGTCCTGTAAATGCGAATATGTGGCTGCCGCAGGAAAGAAAACGTCTTATCCTTATTGGCAGTAAGCGACCTTTCAACAATTTTGAATATCCAGAAAGAAAACCATTAAGATTAAAAGATATTTTGGAGAAAGACAGTGAAGTGGATATTCCGCAGTATGTTTTAAATCGTATCAATGGAAAATATAGAGACAAGCCTATTGTGTCCGATCCAGATAACGATGATCTTGCACCGACATGTGTTGCTCATTATGCAAAAGATAAAGGAACAAGACTGATCAAAGATGGAAAGAGAATAAGACCATATACTGTTAGAGAGTATGCAAGGCTGCAGGGGTTTCCTGATTGGTTTCAATTTTGCGGAACAGATAATGACGCTTACCGACAGATTGGAAATGCAGTAGCTGTTCCTATGGGACGATGGATTGGAGAACAGATTGCTAGATATTTTGGACAGTAGAAAGTAGGTATGAGAGTATGGAGAAAGAGCAGAGAGGTAAACGAGCATTAAATGGTATTGTAGATGATTGGCCTGGTAGTGATCTTACAGAAGAAGAAATTAATAAAATTATTGATGCGTTTAATTCTGTTTCAGAACAATATATTGTAACAAAAGAAGAATTAAAAGAAGCAATGATAGAAGGGGAATAATAAATCATGGAAGTGTTGGCAAACACAGAATATCAGGATGTCTATAGAATCGTAGATGGTGTATTACTTATTGTAAATAAGTTCTTACATAAGGATTATTCTAAGAAAACAAAGCGTATTGTTGAAGTTAATAATACAGGAAGAGATAATTGTAAAACATATCATAAAGGCTGTCAGTCTTGTTTAAAAGAATTAAAAAGAGATTATCTTGACACATATGCAACAGTAACAATTCCTAAAGGTACAGTTCTGTATCATGGTTATCCAATAGAACCTACAATTAAACCAGAAAATTATAGGTATCAAATTAAAACCACAGGTGATGCATTCGGTGGAGATTTTACAGATATGATGGCTTATTTAGAGATGATTGCTGAAATTATGAAAGAACATAACGGAGAAGAATAAATATGAAAAATACAACAATTGGTTTAATGTGGATTGCCATATCCGCAGTAGTAATTGCTGGAATTGTGACAATGCATGATATGAAATGTTCGTGGGTGTTTGCGCTTCCTACAGTTGTAACACTTGATTTGTTAGAGTAAGAAGGTGACGAATGAATAATAATATTTATATTCCAAAACGAATTAACGTAGGATATCAGAACAGAAAAGATACATATACAGGTAAAATAGCATATGTTATCTATTATGATGAAAAAGGAAAATTAAGAAAAGAAGTGTCATGGAATGGTTGGCGGGATGAGAATATTCCTAATACAGAATTTGATAATGTACCAACGGAGGGATTTGTATTGAATAAACCTGCCGGTGGCAAAGAGTATTCTTATGGATGGGATGTTCGAAAATCGTACTGCAGAGTTTACGATCCTAGAGACTTTGAATTTGAAATTACAATTGAAAATCTGTTATATATTCTGGCTAATTGTTCATGTGTTAAGGGCAAAGGACTCGAAGGAAAGTTTGTATATGGTTGGGATGGCAAAGAATTAATTCTTATGCCTGTCGATTCACCAGACTATAAAGAAATTTCTGCATTTAGTGATCAGGTAAATAACAGGCAAGACATTAAAGCAAAGGATTTGATTATTGGTGCTACATATTTGACTAAGGATAATGAAGAATGGATCTATATGGGAAAATACGATACATATGATAATTATTGTTACACAAGAGATGATATTAAAGAAGTTTTCCCTACATACAGTGCTCTTCATAAATGGTGTCAAAAACAGGGGATAGTATATGATTCTAATTATTCATATTGTGGGTATAAATATAAATACACAATTGGATGTGTTGGAAAACAATTTTGGTTTTATACTGGCGATTCACATTATCGTCCATTTATGCATCAAAAATCATTTCCTAAGAATAAAATTATTTGCTGCAGTGATGATACATGTAGTGAAAAATATGCTGATCTATTTTATAAGATGGAAGGGGATCGCGGATACTCTCCTTATGATCCGTTAAAGGACGAATATGAGCAATGGGATATTGATGATTTTAAACATGAAGCAGGAACACAATATTGGTTTAAATTCATAAGCAAATATAAAGGTGAATATAACACTTTTGAACTTCATCAGGATGGGTCAGGAAAGTACACTATTAGCGAAGGATATATTGATGGAGGGAATACATACTTTAAAGGATCAGATTTATTTCCATGTGAAGAGACGTCTTATTATGGGAAACGAATGATTCCTGTTACTTTGGAAGAAATTTATGAAAAGATGCATCCAGAATATATCAAAATGTATTTAAAAAATGGAAGAGAATATGAAACGAGAGGTACACTATATGAGTAAAAATGATGATAGAATTTTAGAATTAAAAAAACAGGTAGAAGATAAAAAGAAGGAGCTTGCAAGCAAAAAGACACGGTTTGTACCAATTACAAATTGTATTCTTGAAATGGATGGGATTACGTTAAATCTTAATGTATTGTCTGAAAGCGCATTAATTCTCTTATGGATCAGATTAAATACATATCGTATGTCTGCAGCAGATCTTGGTTTGCATAAGTTCGAGATCTCTGGATATGACTTAGAAGATTGGATTACA